AATTTTTCATCTTTGATACTACTACGAATAGCCTCAACGTCAGAAAAATCAGCAATTAACTCATCATACTCACTACGAGTAATATCACCTTCGTTTAGATAACTCTGTAGTTGTAAAAGTTTATCTTCGTACTCTTTTAATAATTCTTCTTCTTGCATTATGTTATTCCTTCATTATTTTTTGATGCGTGATCCCGTTAAAGCAATAGCATCATCTGTTGCCTTAACAATATTTTCCCATTTTAGTTTACAATAAACTTCTGAAGGATTTTCTCTATTGTAAAACTCTTCAACTAGTCCATGTAACTCCTTGTAAAGATCAGTACTAGTATCGTTCATCGTACCCGCACTATATATCTTCAGCCACAGAGAGTTTTTATAAGTGTCTTGTGACAATGGACATCTACCCTCACTGGTAATAGCATCAACATTAAGTTCTACTAGTTTACCATATTCTACGTTATCAAATTTATCAGCAAAAAGATTGCCAATATTGGCACAACCAGCAAGCGATAATACAATTCCTACAATAATAATTCCTTTTTTCATGTTTCCTCCAAACGTTTCATTAACCTTTCAGCCCTGTTTGTTACTTGATCGTACCATCTAGAATCTCTACCTTCAACTGCGGCAGTTTTCCAATCGCCTTCAAGTACAGCGGCATTCATTTTCTTAAACTTACTGAGCCTTGGTCTGCCCATATTGAACATCATATTGACCAAGATTTGCTGTACGGTGTCAGGTAGTTCTCCAAAGTTCCCTTCTCCGTATAGAGTGTTACACTCGGAGATGGCAGTATCAAGGTCTCGTTCAAAACACGCCCGGACTCTTTCTTCGTCAACTGGAGTTCCAACTGCCCTTCCGAATTCCTCGTCACTTTCGAGGACAAGGTGACCGACTCCAAAGGTTGGATAGCCGAGGTGGTCGTTATAGATGACATATTCTACTCCTTCGTCAATTTTTAGTTGTTCAAAAACTGCTTCTCTATTCATTAAAATGTTCCTATCTGTTCTTTTAAGAACCTTGAGAAAGAGGGGCGACTTTGACCCTCTTTAAGTTGCATACCTTTACGTACCGCGTTAAATAACTTTTTAGCACTAGCATCTGTTGCTCTAGGATTAAGACCTTTCTTAAATGATGCAAAGTCATTGTTGCTAACAAAAGTTCTCATTTTAGTGCCACTAATTCCAGTAACGCCTTCTGCGTCTGGATCTCTTTCACCGGCTGATACTATTGAAATTTCTTTGAATGTGTAATCCTTACCATTATATTTATCTGCTATTTTTTGAAACTCTGCAACTCTATCAGACCCAGCAATCATTACTACATGAGTAAATCCTTGCGTACTCATCTTTTTAAGGTGTGCAATGAAGTGTGGTTCTGCTCTAGAAGATGCCAGAAATTTAGTACCTGGATGGATACTTTTCAGATAAGTTATTTTATCTTGTGCGGTAAGAGGATTTTTATGTTTGTCTTGAGAATGACTCACAATCACACGATGATCTGCCCTTCTCTTCTGGGCTTCACTTCTTACTTTGTCAACTAATTTGCTATGACCAGCAGTTGGAGGGTTTAGTCGACCAAAAGCAAATACTATTCGCTTTTCTCTTTCTTCGTGGATTGTTCGGAGTTTCATGGTTTATTCTCTGCTAATAATTAGTACGTTTGATACTATTTATAACAGAAAAATAAACTATCTGTCCCATGCTTTGATTGCTGTGAAGTTGTTGTAACTAAATTCCATTCTGTCAACTAGTTTTACTGCTCTACCAGATGTTCTGTCAATAGCAACATACCCTTCTGGGTTTACTACTTTGAATCCAGTTGGAGTTCTGACAAATGTATTAGCCAATTGTTTTATTTTATTTAGTTTGGAAACTATCATCATCTTCGCAGATATTAATAAGTTCTGGAAGATGATGACGTTTACAAGTAAGTCTGTCAACTTACGTAGATCACGGAGGGTCGCTGTTTTTCTGTCCTCAATCGTTTTCTTCGTTTTATCAGTTTTAACTTTTTCCTGTTCTTTGTCGAATTTTTCTTCGACCCAAGTTAAATAACCTTTTGCGTGTTCACTAGGATTAGTAATTTCTTGTCCAACTCTTACTTTAGAATTTGTATATGTTTTTATACCAGCACCAACAAATTTACCTTCAAATGATGCTTGTATTCTTAAAAACTTTGTTAATTCAGCAGATGATATTTTGTTGAATGCTTTTCCAACTTCAGACAATTTAGCTGTTACTTGATCTGTTTCTGCTTTAGTAAATGTGGCTGTTCCACTGCTATCTTTATATGTTGCGTCATCCATCCAAACAGAAGAAGGTTTCCTAAGACTTCTGGTATCTGCTCCGAAAGATGCTTTCATGTTTTCTAGTGACGTTCCCTTATAGGTAGTATGCCAGACCACCCCGATCTTGGCAGATTTCATTTTTCTCTCTAAGAATGAACCTTTGGGGATTGCGTAAACGATTGTGTTAGGTTGAAATGTTGTGTACGTCTGACCATCTATCCTATCTGTTTCTAGGTCAGAAGAAGTAAACATCAAGTCACCTTGAAGGACGTTTGTAATACCTAATTTGCTAAACTCTGTTAAAGCAGTCTTGAATTTAGGTTTTAGTGGAGCGGGTAACCTTGCATCAGAATCTATTTCTCTTGCAGTCTTATATAAAAGTGGTGTTTTGTTAAACACTGATTTTTTTGCTACAAAGAATTTTCCATCAGAAGGATCTACACCCGCAAAAATAGCTGGAGCTCCATCCCACTTTACTGTCATATTAATAGACGTACGGGAGTTTCCAGCCATCATATCTCGTAAAGACCGCAAAAAATTGACAGAGCCTCTGGCTCCACCAATTCCAAAATTTAATATTTCATCTTCAAGATGTTCCAAGTGTAAGTTCTTACCTTGGGCATCTTCAGTTAGAAATGTTGAGAATCGTTTCATTCTTCTTTAACTTTTACTCGCGGTTTGCGTTTTGGTTTTTCTTTAATTTCTTCTTCCTCAACTGTATATGGTTCTGAGGTAGTAAAAATCTCTTTTTGTTTTTTAAGGTCTGCCCTTGACTTTTTCATTTTTTCTTTTAAGTCGTTAGCAATGCCTTTCAATTCAACAATTTCTTTTGTAAGAGCCTTGTTGTTCATAGATAATAAGCCATTAACTTTTTCTAACTTATTGTTAGCTATTGTAACTTCAGCCAATTCTCTTTGTACCATTAATAATTGAGCGTAAACATCGAATTTTTCAATATAGTCAACACGCAATGCATCTTGTAGTACTTTCACTCGCTCTTCATTATATAATTCTCCTTCAGATTTTTCTTCAGGAGATTCAACATCATCAGTCATATTTATGTATTTCCTCTTCTACGATACTCTTACCATGGTATAATTGTCATGCCTACCAAATTTAGTAAGATTTCTATAATTATTAATCCGATAAAACCACCAAGCAACTGCCAAGCCCACCATTTCCATCCGGTAAGGTTTCGTGACCATTCTGCTAGAGAACTATTGTGCGCTTTATCATACGCACCAGTTTTATCACCAATTTTTTCTGCCCAATAATTGGGGTCTACCCAATCAGCTATTTTTTTAAGAAACTTACTCATTCATTGGTCCGCCAACTTTTTTACGAACTTTCTTTACGGTGTCACGGACTTTTACTGAAGTAGGGTCTTTCTTACCATACTCAGCCGCCAGTGGTGAATATGGATTTTGTTCAGAAATGCGAGACAATACTTCTTTAAAATCTCCTGTTGGTTTCACACCATCACCCCGACCACCAATAATTGCAATACCAGTAGGTACTTTGACTATTGCTGGATTATTTTCCATCAGTTCTTCACTGGCTGAAATGGACATAAACTCTTCCCATTCTTCACCGGTTTCTTTATTTCTAAAACTATACGTAGGCATAATTATTTCCTTTTTGCAATACTATATATACTCCAAGGACACGATTGTGTCCTTAATAATATCTTCATATGTATTGTCATCTTTAATAACGACTATTCGGTCGCTTATATCATTTACTCTTTCATACAATTTACCTTCACACTGCAATTCTTTATCTTTCTTGTAGTGCTTATACACTACTCTTACTCTTTGCACTGGCAATACCTCTATAATGGCGTCCTCGGCAGGATTCGAACCTGCGACCTACGGTTTAGAAGACCGTTGTTCTATCCAGCTGAACTACGAGGACTTAATGGTGTCATTGTACCCAATGGCACAATCTAGAATTGAAAGTGTATCAACGTTTTTTGTCATATACATAAGTGCTAGTGTATCTTTAGGGAAACACGCACCACCAAATCCTCTTTCTTTAGTTACTTGCGTATGGCTATCTCCAATTCTGGGATCGCCTATTATATGGTTTCGAATAGATTCAAAATCTAATCCTAGTTCATCACATAAATCATATAGTTGATTGAACCATGCTACCTTAGTAGCCAAGAATGCGTTTATAGCATACTTTGTCATAATCAAGTGTTCAACATCTTTTGCATGAGTGTATTGTTTGTATGTAAATGTTTCACATGAGTACAATACTTTCCACCAAAAATTTGTTTTTTCACCACCCAATAAAACTCTTTTATTTTGTTTTAAGTCATTTTGTGCGTGATCTTGGCGTAAAAATTCTGGTGAGAATGCAAATGGATTTTTAAATTTTTTGTTTATATATCTCCAACCCTCTAGATCAATGGTACTCTTAATAAGTATAGGAGTTTTATGATTCTTAATTTGAGAGATAACATCCACTAGACTTGAATAGTTACAAGAACCGTCAGCATTAGCGGGAGTGGGTAAACATAAGATGATGCCATCAAAGACATAATCATCCACTCTATTAGTATTTATACTTGGATCAATTACATATATTTCATGGGAATCTTTGAGAGCATCTAAGTATGTACTACCTACAAAACCACAACCAACAAGTGCTATGTGCATATCTTATCCAAACAGATTATTTAATAAACCAGAAAGAAGGATAATGCCACTAACTCCATTTAGTAGAATCAATGCTCTATCTTTCCACAAGAAAGAAACTATAGACCAACCAAATATACCAATCAAACTTAATGTCTGGTCAACCCATTGCAGTTCAGGTACATTAGATGACCTAACTGAAATTGCCGATAATATAAAGAAAGATGAAACCCACTTTAGATACCAATCTAGTGTGTATTTAGGTGTGGCAGATTTAAAAATTCTTTTTGAATTTTGTATTTCTTCTTCGGTGTATTTAGGATTTAGATAGTCGTGGTGATCTTCTTTTTTCACCATTCTTTTTTATCTCCGAACTTTTCGTTTTCAGCATAACCAGCATTATACTCTGCAATTTGATCATCGGTCATATCATGCTCTTCAACGAGTTCCGACGCATGAGTAGCGCCAGTAAAATAGTGAGGATT